CGGCGTATGACCAGAAGATGCAAATGAAACGTGAGAACATCGCTGATCGTGGTATCTGGACTGCGAAGAAGCGATACATTCTTAATGTATGGGACAGTGAAGGTGTCCGTTACAAGGAACCTAAACTGAAGATTATGGGACTAGAGACCGCCAGGTCTTCTACACCTGCATACTTCAGAACAAAGCTCTATGATGCTTTCAAGATGATCGTTACTAAGACTAACGATGATCTTATTAAATACGTGGAAGAGACGAAGAGAGAAGCATGTTCACAAGACTATTCTGAGATCTCTTTTCCTCGTGGTGTAAATGGGTTGGATAAGTATCGCAGTAAATCTAACATCTATGAGAAGGGAACACCTATTCATGTGAGGGGTGCGCTATTGTACAACCATTATGTTCGACAAAACAAAGTCGATAACAAATACCAAATGATTCAGGAAGGCGAGAAGATCAAGTTTGTCTATCTAAAAATGCCTAACCCTATCATGGAAAACTGTATCTCATATTTCACTGAGATCCCAAAGGAGTTTGGATTGGACAACTACATTGATTACAGTCTGCAGTTCGACAAGTCGTTCTTGAAACCTCTTGAGAATGTGCTAGAATGTATTGGTTGGACAAGCAAGAAGACCGTCACCCTTGGGAGATTCTTTGGATGAGTAAAAAGGTTTTTGTTGTTACATGGACCAACTCTGTCGTAGGACAAGTAGGTTCAGAAGACATCAAATGTTTTGAGGACTACAACACTGCTCTTGGTTTTGCTAAACTAATGAAGCAGTCTTATACTTATGTAAACTTATTTGAGGACGAAGCAACACAATGGGATTCTTAGATACCGTAATTAAAGACAGTGGAAACGAATTTGCTGCAAGAGTTAGTGAAGGGGTCGCTGCTGGGGACATCACAAGTTATATTGATACTGGTTCTTATATCTTCAATGCCCTGGTTAGTGGTTCGATTTATGGAGGTCTTCCTTCCAACAAAGTTACAGCTCTCGCTGGTGAATCAAGCACGGGAAAGACTTTTTTTGCTCTTTCTGTTGTTCGTAATTTCCTTGATCTTAATCCTACAGGTGGAGTCATTTACTTCGAGTCTGAGTCAGCGATTTCTAAATCAATGATCGAAGAACGAGGTATTGATTCTAATCGTATGATCATGATGCCTGTAGCTACTATTGAAGAGTTTCGTACACAGGCGTGTCGTATCCTAGATAAGTATCTTAAGGAACCTAAGGAAGAACGTGTTCCTATGCTGTTCGTCTTGGATAGTCTTGGTATGCTCTCCACTACCAAAGAGATGGAGGACGTTGCTAACGACAAGCAGGTCCGAGACATGACTAAGAGTCAGTTGATCAAAGGTGCCTTCCGTGTGCTAACATTGAAGCTCGGTCAAGCAAACGTACCTATGCTGGTTACTAACCATACATATGATGTGATCGGTTCCTATGTTCCTACCAAGGAGATGGGTGGCGGTACAGGTCTGAAGTATGCTGCTTCTACTATCATCTATCTTACCAAGAGTAAAGAACGTGATAGTAAGAAGGATGTTATTGGTAACATTATCAAATGCGAGGCGAAGAAGTCTCGTCTAACCATCGAAGGGAGTAAAGTTGCAACACGTCTATTTTTTGACGAGCGAGGTCTTGACCAATACTACGGCTTATTGGAACTGGGTATCGAGCACGGAATCTTCGGGAAGAACGGCAATAGGGTTCTTATTGGGGAATCTTCCGTTTATCCTTCTGCTGTACTTGCTGATCCCGAAAAATACTTCACCCCCGAAGTCATGATGAAACTAGATAAGGCAGCAGAAAAGGAGTTCGCTTATGGCAACTGAGAGGATCGAAGAAACTATTGTTCGTAACCTCTTATGCAACGAAGACTACTACAGAAAAGTAATTCCTCATCTGGATATTGATTACTTTGAACAACTAGTAGATAGAACTATCTTTGAAGAGATCAAGGACTTTTCTGGTAAGTATGATAAGTTGCCTACGAAAGAAGTTCTTAGAATTAGTTTAGGACAAAGGAATGATGTTACTGATGAAACGTACAAAAGCTCTCTTGATCAGATTGCTTCGTATACTGAGGAATGGGTTGACTTTGACTGGCTCGTTGATGCGACGGAAAAGTGGTGTCAGGAACGCGCCATCTACAACGCACTCATGGAGTCGATCAAGATCGCAGATGGCGGCGATAAGAAAGTATCAAAGGATGCGATCCCGAGTATCTTACAAGAGGCTCTCTCAGTATCGTTTGATGAACATATCGGACACGACTACATAGAATCTGCCGATGCACGATACGAGTTTTACCACAGAGATGAAGAAAAAATCCCATTTGATCTTGAGAAGTTCAACTACATTACAAAAGGTGGTCTGCCTAACAAGACTCTCAATGTCGCACTTGCTGGCACAGGCGTCGGCAAGTCTCTATTCATGTGCCACATGGCTAGTGCCGCTCTCTTGCAGGGGCGCAACGTACTCTACGTTACACTTGAGATGGCAGAGGAGAAGATTGCTGAACGAATTGACGCAAACTGCCTCAACATCAACATCAAAGATTTAACTGATGTTCCACAGGTAATGTTCAGATCTAAGATTGCCGATCTTCAACGCAAGACTACAGGTAAACTTATCATCAAAGAATATCCTACAGCATCTGCACATGCTGGACATTTCCGTTCTTTGTTGAATGATCTGACCTTGAAAAAATCATTCAAACCTGATATAATCTTTATTGATTACCTTAACATCTGCGCCAGTGTTCGATACAAGGGTGCTATTGTGAATTCTTACACATACGTTAAGGCAATTGCTGAAGAACTCAGAGGTCTTGCCTGTGAGTTTGATGTACCCATTGTCTCTGCAACGCAAACTACAAGGTCTGGTTATGGTAACAGTGAGGTTGAACTAACAGATACGTCTGAGAGTTTCGGTCTTCCTGCTACTGCAGACCTTATGTTTGCGCTAATCTCTACTGAAGAGTTGGAAGGCGAGGGTAAGTTGTTGGTCAAGCAACTTAAGAATCGATACAATGATCTAACTTCTAACAGAAAATTTGTGGTTGGTATTGATCGTTCTAAGATGAAGTTGTTTGATGTTGCTGATTCTGAGAACAATCTAATCACAGAAGTTGCTGAAGAAGAAGTTGCAGACTCCTTCGATTCTCTTAAGAAGAATCAAGCACGACTTTCTAAATTTGCTGAATGGAACTACTAGATTATGTAAAAAAGTATCGTCTTCCTCAAGACATACTAGACTATCACTTCACATTAGAGTTTGATAAGTGGACACATCACCAATGGTATGCCCGTGGTCAAGAAGGAAGGGTAGAAGAACATGATCCAGAAATCAATTACATCTGTGATAGTGACGCACATAACATTTTTAGTCCAGTAGTTTACGATTTAGTAAAAACATATTGTCGGGAACATTCTCCTGATGAAATGGTTAAGTACATGAGTCCCCCTCGCTTGAACAAGTATAGTGTGGGTGATTACATGAAAGAACATGCAGATCTAATCTATTCATTGTTTAGGTCTGCTTCGCCAGAACAACAGGGTGTACCTGTGTTGAGTGTTATCACTGATGTTAGTGAAGAATACACTGGTGGACAGTTGCTCATCTGTGGACAGGACATGGAAATGACCTCAGGTGATGTTATAATATTTCCGTCTGCATTCATGTACAGACACGAAGTCCTTCCTGTGACTTCTGGAACACGAATCTCTATTGTTAATTGGGCATGGTAACTATGACTACTTCTACACCTACTGTTGATTACAACAAATATCTTGAGTTTGTTGATCAAGTAACTAGTTTTCCTTCAAAGGATACTGACGAGTTTGTTGCTCGCATCCGTGATCTGGAGGAGAAAGGTGTACACATTGAACGTCTTCTGACTGCAGCTGTTGGTATCACCGCTGAAGGTGGTGAGTTTACTGAGATTGTAAAGAAGATTGCATTCCAAGGAAAAGAACTGTCTGATGACGTGAAGACTCACCTTGTAAAAGAAATGGGTGATGTGTTCTGGTATCTTGCTCAAGCATGTATCGCACTGGATGTAGATTTCCAGACTGTTGTAGTGACTAACATGATGAAACTTGCAGCACGATACCCCGAAGGCACGTTCAACATCATGCAATCGGAAGTTCGGAAAGAAGGAGACATCTGATTTCTGCCCCTCACTAAATAAGTGGGGGGTCTTTTTTTATGGCGGCACAGAAGGGTTTTATTTACGAGGAGAATACCGCTGATTTTCTCAAACCAGCAGGAATTGTGCCGCAGAATTTTATGCCTGCTGGAGCGGGACACGATCAACCTGATTTGATGATCCAGTTCAAAGGACAAGAAGCTGGATTGGAACTAAAGATCAACCAGGCATCGTTTGGATCTCTTGTATTGCATTTCTATAGAGAACAACAACTGAAAGGTAACAACCCATGGTCTTGGGGATCTATCGGACCAGATGAGAAGGAAAAATTATTCTTGCAAGACCTTGGAACTAGACTAAAAGTTCTAGATGAGATTAAAAAGAACTGGACCAAGACACCACATCTAATTCAAGATAGACATAAGTTGTGGAACACTCCAGCAATGAAAAAAATCTATACTAAACTTGGACCTAGAGGTCGGTATGGATTTGATAAGAAAAACTTTGAAGATTTCAGGATTGATATTAGTGCTAGAGAAATTGAGAGTTACTATAACCTGAAAGATACATATTATATTCAAGTAGGAACTCATGGTTTCTTCTTACTTGGTAGTAGAGATCCATTGAAATTAAACCAGTCAAACAGAGAACGTGGACTGAAACCAATTCCTCAGTTTTCTGCTTCATGTAATTCCACTGCTCGTATTAGATGCCAGTCTAAAGGCGTCACAAAAGCAGAGCAGAAGTTTGTACAAACTGGTGATATCTTTGGACCTAATGGTTATCAGTTTACCTTTGAGTTACAAGTCAAGGGTTTAAAAAAATCTCCATATAATATTGCACCTCTTGCTGCAAGAAGTGTCGTGCCTAACAAAGACAAAGCAACTCTAGAATTTCTACAGTAATGTCTAATATCAAGCAACTAAAACACTTAGAACACTTAGAAGATGAGATGCTGAACTACGGTGTCGCTGGATGTAAGGCAGCAGTATCATTTTTAGAGGAACTAAAGAAGATGCTGGGTCAACAGGACAGCGGTGGATTCATGCAGACTAAGTGGGACGGTGCTCCTTCTGTTGTTTGTGGTGTGAATCCAGAGAACGGTATGTTCTTTGTCGGTACAAAGTCTGTCTTCAATAAAACAGAACCAAAGATTCTGTATTCTGAAGTAGAAGTTGATATGTTGTACAGTGGAGACTTAGCAGAGAAACTAAAGTATTCTCTCAGGTATTTCAGTGAACTTGGTATTGAAGGTGTGGTCCAAGGTGACCTGCTATTTACAACTGATCTAAGGAGAGAAACAATTGATGGAGAAAACCTATACACATTTAGACCTAATACAATTACCTATGGTATTCCAGTTGATCATCCAATTGGAGTTAAAGCGGGCAGAGCAAAGATCGGCGTAGTATTTCATACACACTACACTGGTACTGAACTAGCATCGATGCAAGCAAGAGCTGGTGCTGATGTAAAAGAATCTGCAGATGCATTGGTGGTAAAGAATGATACACCTATGCACAAGGTTGGTATGACTCGTGTTGAGATGACCAAGTTTAATAATTCAATCAAAAAGATTGAACGTATGTGTATGATCTGTGGTGATTTCTTGAATGAATTAGTTGATGCTCAGGGTAAAACTGGTGACGCAAAGTTTCACATCTCTTCTTTCTTGAAACCATTCTTTAATGATGAGATCAAGAACGCTAGAGCGATAGGAAACATATCAAAAACTCTAGAAAATCTTGCTAATTTTTACCATGCAAAAACATCAAAAGAGTTAGCAAAGATTAAGACAGAGAAGAACCTTATCGCTAAAAGAAATCTTGTGTACAAGAGTGAGAACTACCTCATGGAGAATGAAGCTAA